TCACGGATCTGAGGGCTTCACCAAGTCAGCGAATGCCAATGCGCCTGCAAGTGCGTCATCGGTAGGCAGTGTTGGTGGCGCGATCACCTGCAACTCGTGATCGTAGCGATGCGTCATCTGCGAGGTGACGTGCCCTGCGGCGTCTTGCTTGTGCGCCCGTGTACCGCGTGTGTCGGTTATGCCGCGATGCTTAAGACCATGTAGCGTGAAGCGAGACTCTTCCGCGATCACGCCGGCCTCGATCGCTGCCGTGATCAAGCGCTGCCAGGCCGTCTTCAATGTTGATCGGGCCAAGCGCGTCCCGGTCTGGGTGACCAACAGGCCGCGCTGGTCGGGGCGCAGCGGAACCGGCCGTTTGTGTGCCTGAATCCGCTGGGCACGGTAGTCCCGCAGCCAGATCCATGCCCATCGCAGATCATCGTTCCAGGCGGTGATGTTGTCGCGAGAACCTTTGCGGCGCGTACAGCGCACTCCCTGCTGTAGCGCGTCCGCATCTGTCAGGTCGGTCACCTCAATACCGCGCAGACGTGCGTTGTAGGCCAGTACCATGACCGCCGGCATGTATGGCGGGACCGATCCCTTTGCGTGCAGCGGTAACGCAGCGCGTGACTTGGCGAACTCAAGCACCGCCATGAACGATTGTGGATCCGGCATCTTTGCATCCGCGCGCTCTTTCGCACCGCGCACGCCGCTGGCCGGGTTGGTCTTGCAATGGCCCATGCGTATGCCCCAAGCAAACAAGCGATGCAGATACCGCAGCGTGTGATTGGCGGTGGACGGACGGGCAAGCAGCGCCGGCTGGACGGCGCTTGCTTCTCGCCCCTTGGCGAGCGCTTCGACCAGGCGCTGCACCAGAGGAACGGCCAGACGGTCCACCAGCAGGCTCCCGAACAGGCTGCCGTCTTTCAGCACGTAGCCGCAAGCCACCTCGGCATGGCGATCGTAGTCGTCGCGGGTGCTGCGAGACAGGTCTCGGTACTCGGTGGATAGCTTGAACGCGTTGGCCAGGTACTGCAGGGAGCCGACCAAGCCGGCACCACGGGATGCCTCCCTGGCCGCGTGGAGGTCGGAAAGCCTCGCATCCGCATAGGCAATGGTGCGTTTCCTCATGGGACCGCCCTCGGGATGCGGTTCGATGATGTACCAGCGCCCATCTGCCCAGTAGACGCCCTTCGGGAGGGCGTCTTGGTCGATGTGCCTGGGGATATTAGGGTTGAACTTTCGCTTCCTGCCGCGTCCCATCAGATCAGCTCCTTGTTATGTGGCTCAGCGGCTTTCGGGGCCAGCCCCACTGCAGCGTTGAGCGCGTCCAGGGTTGTCCAGATGCCGCCCCTTCCGTCATACCTGTAAAGAATTCCCTGCTCTCGCGCCCAGCGCACAACCGTGGATGCGCGTGGAGCAGGACCGACCGGCGCGCAAAGGCGGCGCAGATCCTCGAACGTAATTACCGGGCTGCTCACTTACTTGGCCTCTGGGTCCACTCCCGCCGACGTCGCCACTGCTCGCGCATTTCCTCGACGAGCAAGTCAGCAGCGGCGTAGCCGCGCTCAGCGGCAATGCGAAGCCTCAGCTCTTGCACCTTGGCTGCATCCGTGTAGCCCTGCCGCAGCCAGTGACGTGCCTCGCAAGCCCTGCGAAACCCTTCCATATTTGCGCCGTCGATCATCGTTGGTGCGCACCGGTGAGGCGCAGGCCGAGCTGCACGACGTTCTGGGTGCTGGGCCGTGGCTGACGGGGCGCGCGGATGCGATGAGCACGCCGCCATTCGGTCATGGCCAACTCGAAGCTGAGATGCTTCTGCGTGCGCCCACATACGCACTCGATGAAATGCCCGCCGCCCGCCTCGTGGCGGCGGGCGTCGAGCATGTGGCGAGCGAGGTGGCCGTTCGTGCACGGCGGCAGAGGAATGTCGTGGTCGACCTGACGTTGCGTCACGGTACCTCCAGGCGCAGCACGCGTTCGGCGTCCCGGAGATGTTGCGCTGTGTCGGAGTCGATTCGGTCCAGCGCCTGTGCGATGGTGTAGCCCATTTCGGCCAGCCAGTCGTGGCGATTCAGCACCAGAGCGGCGGTGAGCGCCTCCCCGGTGGACAAGGGGCCAGGCTCTCCCAAACGCGCTGCGGCGCGCGCAATCTCGATCGTGCGCTGCAGATTCATGGCTGCGTCCTCCATTTGGCGCCGAGCTGGGCGCGTGCTTCCTCCACACGCATGAGGCGCAAGCGCCAGCGCACCGACCAGGTGCGGGCCTGCTGCTCGTTGCAGGTCAGGATCAGCTGCCCGGAAGACTCCAGGCGATCAGAGCGGAACGCGAAAAACAGATCGTCCAGCGCGATGACCTCCTGCAGGCCAAGCTTTTGACACATAGCCCCGGCGTTGAGCGATTTGCAGCTGCCCTGTGGGCCGAGAAGAATGACCGACTCAGCCATGAGCAGTCTCCCGCCGCACAGCCATGCGGGTGCGGCGACGCAGGCGCTGCGGCACCTGTCCGACGGCCAGGCCGGTTTGAGTCAGGCGCGGACGGCGCGTCGTCCACAGCTTGTAGACCAACGCGCCACCGGCCGCCGGCGCCAGGACCACCACAAGAGCGAGCAACTCAACCATGCGCCACCTCCCGCGCGGCCTGCGCGACCGCAGCTGCAGCCGCCGCAGTCGGCCTGCGCGGCAGCATGTTGGCCAGAGCAAACGGAAAGTCCAGGCCATCCATGAACTCAGCCAACTCAGTGCTGATGCGGTCATCTACCGTTGTCCACAGGCGAGGCCCATCGATGAGCTTCCAGCCGGTGCCGCGACGCCGCTCCCAGGACTGACGCACCTGGCGAAGCGGTCCCATGTTCAGTTTTGCAATGACCACGACTGCACCATGTGTGACGTGCATGGTGATGGTCGCTGAGCAGTCGCCCATGCTGCGATCGTAGGCGACGACGGCCGGCGTGCTAGCCTCCGCGTTAGGTCCGGTGCCCGAAGCCAGCGAACGTGCTGCCGCGGCTGGACGTGTTCCAGTTTGCTGTTGCATATCGACTCTCCAAAGTTGCGTTGGTGGAGGGCCTTGGGGCGGTGTTACAGCACCGCCCGCCGGCCCGCTGAAAAGGGGGTTAGATCAGATCAGCCCCGGTAGGCGGATTGAGTGGTTCGCGCAGATGCCAAGCGCTCGACAAGATGTCCAGCAACTCTTCCTGGATGTAATCGGCAATCGCGGCAACTCCGTCGTGTCCCACACTGGCGCGGGTTGCCACGTCCTGATTGATGGTGGCCAGCAGGCTGACTGCCTGCTGCGCACGCCATAGTCGGTCGTGCTCTTCTTCGTTGATTGCGTAGTCGGCATCGCTGGGCAACAAGTCTGCAGATGGGCAGCACTCATCGCGCACCTCCCGCAGCAATAAAGAAGCGTTGCAACCAATCGAACACGTCGGCCGCGCGGTCGGCGCGCATGCAAACGTGCAAGTGCCCAAGCACGATGCTTTGGCGATCGCCACCCAGCATCACGTCAGCGGCCGCGAACGACTCGCAGGCAATCAGCACCGGGGCGACATCGTGTAGCGCATCGGAGTGCAGCATCACCATGGCGTAGCTCTGCATCATTTCGAAGCTGAGCACGACGCCGGCGCAAACGCGGAATTGTTTGTTGGCGCTCATCGCTGCGCCTCCGCATACAACGCATCGACGGTAGCGATGGCTGCATCAACGTCAGCAAGCGTAAGAGCGTGGATTGCCTTGCCAGTGCCTTCCAGACGTGCCGTCAGGTGCAGCCACGCGGTATGGTTCCAGTCGAGGGTGTCGGCGATCAGGCCGAAATAGTGGGCGATCTGGCGCGCGGCAGCGGCCGGCGCTTCTTGAGCGTCGTAGGACATAGAGGATTCCTTTGGTAGTTGGAATCCGCCACCCCGACGCCAATCGGGGTGGCGGACGGTGCGGGTTGGCGTACCGGCCCAAAGGCTACCGGCGGACCTTGCGGCCCCCACGCACCGCCCGCCATAGAACTGGCAGGCACGCGCCCGAGCGAACGCCGGGCGAGAAAAAAGCGCCTGGCATCGATCGATGGGCGCTGTTGCGCCTTTGGTAGTCGGGACGCCAATCCCGGTCGCCGATTTTGCGGCGACGGTGTAATAGTTGCTCCGTCCTTGGGGCGCTGTCAATGTAAAAATCCCAAAATTTCCAACATGGGCCAGGGCGTTCATTTCGCAAACACCCAGCATTTGACGGTGGTGCCTACGCCAGTCAGCTCGTCCTTGAGGATCGCGCTGTTGACGGCGACGTTGGCGCCGATGAACTTGTGCCGGCGCGAGTCGCTCAGCAGGGCGCGCAGCACTTTCAAATCCGGCACGCCCTGGCTGAACTGCGCCGCGCGTGCGGCGAAGTGGTTGAGGTTGATCGCAATGCGCTGGGCATCACGGCTGTGGTTGACCACGGCCTTGCCGTGGCCAGTGGCCTCTAGATACTCGTAGACCTCCCAGAACTCGTTGACCATGGCGTGGTCGGCACTGATTGCCTTCTGGCGTTCCAGCGCCATGTCCAGTAGCGCGAGCCGTGTTCTCTCGACCACCTCGTCGGGCACGGTGATGACCAGGCGCAGGCAATCGAACAGCGCCAGCATCTGGGCGTGGTTCTTGATGACGCGTTCCAGGCGCAGATCCTGCTGGGCACGCAGCTTGGCCTCAAAGACCTTCACGCGCTCGGCGAACAGATCAAGGATGGCGCGCTCTTGGCGGATGGCGCGCACGAGGAAGTGGCTGACTTCCTCCACCTGCAGCGCGTTGAGGTTGTCGGCGGCGATGCGGCTTTCCGTCGTGACCTGCGGCCGCTTGAAGTGCAGCTTCACGATGCGCGTGAGGATCGCTTCGGACGCGTCCACGGCGGCGTTCTGGCTGATCACGATGGTGCCGCGGAACGGCGGCTCGTAGGTCTCGTTGCCGCCGTTGCGCACACCGCGCGTGGCCAGCGTGCCGCCGCCGAAGAAGTCCTTGAGTTCGTCCCACTCGAACGTCTTCGCATGCGCCTTGTCCGGCTCACTGCGGTCGGCTTCCAACAGCACGACAGGCATGCCGGAGACCTGGCCCATGGCGCGCGCGCGGCCGGCCTTGGAGGACTTGGCCGGATCGAAGCCCTCATAGTCGGATCGGCCTAACAGCTTCCAGAGGAACGTCAACAGCGTGGTCTTGCCGGCGTCGGCCTCGCCGGTGGCTTCGAGAAACGGGAAACTCTTGTGTGCAGCACGGATCTGCTCGGCAAACAGCGAGCCGAACCAGAACGTCATCGCCACCATGCCGTGGGTGCCGAAGCACAGCCACAGCCAGGGCAGCCAGTCGGTGCGGAACGCCTCGGCGTCGCGCTGGATTTCCAGGCGGATGGACTTCTGCGTGGTCTTGAGCCGTAGCTTGTCGAACTCGAAGTAGTCCTCCTCGTTGGCGGTCACTAGTTCGCCTTCGCGTACAGCGATGTCGCCGAGCAGATAGGCGCGGTGATCCTTGCTGTAGCCCACGAAGTCGATGGCATCGACGGTCTTGATCGCCTCGGTCTGCTCCTCGATGAGGCGATCCAACTGGTGGCCGGTGCCGGTGAACATGGCGCCGGCCGCGAGCGAGATCAGGCGCTTTTTGAATTCCGAAGCGCTGGCGACGTGGCCGCCGGTGAAGGTGCCTTTGACGCTCGGGCTATCGTGTGGGAAGTCGACACGGAAGTAATACCAACTCTCGTCGGTGACCTCGTGGCGCTGGAAATACAGCGCCTCTGGGTAGCAGTTGGCGATCTTCTGGACTGTGCAGGACGCGCGCCGGATCTTGGCCAGCTTCTCCGGGTCCAGTTCGCCGTCTTCCTCCGGCTCGATCTCGCGCTGAAACTTCTCGAAGCGCAGCGCGTCGAAGTCGAACCAATACAGGCGCGAGCTGAATTCCAGCCAAAAATCGGTCCGACCATCATGCTCGAACATCAGCAAGCCCTTATCCACGGCCGAGCGGGCGGTGAGCAGGCCGCCCTGATAACGCGCCTGAGCCAGGTCGTTGTCCCACTGGTTGGCATCCTCGGACGCCAGGGCGCGCAAATGCAGATCGTTCCAGTCGGTCTTCTTGCCATCGCGCTGGACGATCTGCGCGGCCCGCGACTTGAACCCGAGCGTCGCAGCGCGCTTGATGTGGCGGTGGGTGTAGCCGCGTGCGCTCGGCTCGTTATCCAGCGCCCACACCAGTGTGGGGAGGTCGGCGGCGCGTGCCTTGGCCAACTCACGCAGCGACTCTTCCGGGTAGGCATTGCAGGACATCGCCGAGACCGCGCAGATGTCGTGTTGCAGCAGCGCAATGGCATCGAAGATGCCCTCAACGATCCACACCTCGCGTGCTGTCTTCATGGCGGTCAGGGTGGCCGGAGCGGCCCACCACACGCCGACATAGCTTTGCCCTGGAGCGAAGCGTGCCTTCTGCTTGCCGAAGCGATGCGGGCGATCGATCAGGCGCTCCCACCAGCCGCCCTTCACCAGCGCAAAGCGTACCGTCGCAGTGCCCGCGCTGATCTTTCGATCGTAGTGGCTGTCCTGGGTGTAAAGGCCCTTGAGCCGTGCCAGATCGAAGCCGCGGGAGAACTGCAGGTAGGCATCTGCTGCCGCATTGGGTGCGGCCGGCGTCGGCTGGAACCGCTTGGACCAGTCGTCGAACAGATCGTCGTAGAGGTCTTTGACATGCAGCTCGCGGCCGCACTTGGACAAGCGGCCACACTTCACCACCCACGGCTTGAGGTGGTTGGTGTAGAGCTCCTTCTTGCTGCAGGACGGGCACTTGCCGCCGCGCATGTAGGGTGTTCCGCTACGGTGCTTGAGTCCGTAGTCCCGTTCAAGCCGGGTCAGCACCTGTTGTCGCAGATCCTCTTGCATGGATGTCCTTACGCGCCTGGCCGGCGCCGAGGCGCGGGCGTGGCTGGGGTGCCGTCGAGAACGACGTAATTGCCGCCAGCAAGGCGGTGGGCCTCGACCGCAGCGGTCAGGGCGAGCGCCTCGGCGTGCTTGGCACTCGGGGCGACGCGCTGGGGTGCATGTGATCCGGCATCGACGAAGCGTGGCTCCTGCGCGCCGAACCAACCATTGGAGGCCCTCATGCCTCCACCCCGGTCTGTGGCGTGTGCATGTAGAACAGCGCGACGGCTGCGTCGGTCAAAGCGACGCGGCGCTCGTCCAGACTGTCGGCGGTGACCAGGCCCTGTTGCATGAGTTGGGCAACGACCACTGCACCGAAGCGCTCCTGCGTATCGGCAGGCGCATTGCAGCCGATGTAGCCATGCTCGGTCTGCAACAGGCCGTCATGCAGCAGCGCAACCTGCAGGCAAAGCTTCGCCGTGGGCGGCAGTGCCGCCCAATCAAGGGTGTTTCGCATAGGGGGTCTCAGTTAGAGCGGGAGCGCCGGCTCCCCGCCGGCAGTGATCAGATCCAGCTGGCGGTCGCCGACTGACTCGCGGAATGCTTGCAGCGCTAGAGCACGCTCCAACGCAGGCGTGGGCGGTAATTCACTGTGCGCGGTTTGCACGCCGCTGGGACTGGCGATGCCCGTCAGCTCCGAGTGGCCGGTGTACGTGGCTCCGCACATGGGGTTCTCGCACACGTAGGAATCGTGGCGCAGATACTTGTGCGCCAGCGAACTGGTGCGCTTGATGAGCCTGCTCCCGCAGGCCTCGCAGCTGAAAACAACCTTCTTCCTGCAGAACATGCTCACCCCCTCGAGCGCTTGGAGGTTTGGATTTTTGCGGCATAATCCGGCGGTGCCTTGAGACCAAGAGCGACTGCGGCAGTGTGCGCATCGCCGTATTTGCCTTGAGAGCGCCCACGGAGCAGGTCGTCAACGACAGTGCGGTTCACCCCAAGTTGACGGGCGAACCCGGAGACCGTGACTCCGTTGGATACCAACCATTGCCGGGCCTGAATTGGGGTTCGGACGGGGATCTGCTGCTGTGCTTGGCTTTTGCGGGGCATGGGGGCGGGTTACCTGCGTTTTGGAAATTGTTGGCGTTAACGCCAATTTTGTCAACATCAAGGAAAAACCGAGTGACTGTAGGGAAACGCCTGAAGGAAGAACGCAAGCGCCTGCGCTTGACGCAGCAGGAGATGGCCGAGGCCTGCGGCGTATCAAAGTGGGCGCAGCTGTACTTCGAGAAAGATCAGAACATGCCGGGTGGAGCCTACTTACTGGCCGCGCATGCTCGCGGCGTTGACGTCATGTATGTGTTACTGGAACAGAGGGCGGAGTTGGATCCGTCTGAGGCAGCGCTGTTGGCTGCGTTTCGTGCGGTACCGCAAGAGCTTCGCGCCGCAATGTTGTCCAACCTTGTATCGCCGCGATCGGCTGGCGAGAAAGCTGCGCCTGTTGTGACGTTCAACGACAGCAGCCAGGTTGCTCAAATGCTGACCAATACGGGCGATATCGATCAAAGCAACATGCAGATCAACATGGGCGGCCGTAAAAAAAAGAAGTCGTAATCAAGCTGCAGATAGGACAGCTGGTTCTCGCAAAAGAGTGCGTCATCGGCACTGGGCATGCGACGTTGGAGTGACGAGCGTCACAAAGCATGGCATCGGCGCAAAAAAAGCCGCCGGTGCGTGCCGGTGGCTTTCCAGGTGTCGGTGCGTCGCTCCTTGCGATCCAGTCGCCGCCCCCCTGGCAGCGCGAGATGACCTGACATCCAGGATGAAAGCTACGCCAGCTGCATCTGCCGAGCTATCAGAAAATCCCCACAAATCCTATAAGGGATGTGCTGATAAAAGGGGCGCGCACGTTACCGTAGGATCCTCAATCCTCGACGCAACGACGCATGGATGCCTGCATGATCCGACAGGTTGGCGATTACCTACTAACGGCACATGCCGCATCTCTCGGAGCTACGTTTTTCCCAGAAATCTTGGTGTCCAGACAAGGCGGCCTGACATTGCGCCGGCACCAGTTGCAGGCACCTGGTTACGCCACGTATGCCCTGGCTGCCGCGCATGCTGAGAGCGAGCAGGGACTGTATCGGGTGCTGAGCAATGGTGTGTTGGTGAGCTGCCACTCCCGGCAGCCTGCCGCAGAGTGAACAATGCTGCGCGGCGCTTACGCCGCGGTCTCCAGTTCGAGCGCGGTGGTGAAGCCGATGGAGCCGTTGATCGTATGTGTGACTTTTGCAATCAGCCAGGACTGCCTGTCGATCTCCGGTTTGAAGCCACTCATCGTGAGGCGTTGTTCTGGAAACAGGTCAGCCCGTCCGATCGCTAAGGTGTAGTCGAGCTTCGCCAGGCCGCGTTTGATCCGCTCAAGCTCCGCGCGTGCATGCTGACGTGCTGTTGCTTCATCCGCATACGACTCGCTCAGGCGCTTTGCATTGTCGTCGGTGCCGACCAGTACCGACTGCCGGCGCGCTTTGCCTTTGTCCGTCCAGTAAGCGCGCACGCCTGTGTAGGCCTCGCGATCAGCCACCGAGTAGCGATGCTGATCGCCGTCGCGGCGCGTCAGCGTGACGGTAGCCAGCGGCTTGCCGGTTGCCGTGGTGCCGGCGCCGATCGGAGCGAACAGCAGCGCTCCGGCCTTGACCGACGCGACTGCGTCAAAGCGTTGCCCCAGGCGCGTGAGCAGATTCATATCGCTCTCATTGGCCTGATCGAGGTGGGGAAGCTTGGTGCGCGCAAACGCTTCAGCCACGCGGGGTGTCAGCCTATGCTCGCCGGCCAATGCGTTGAGCACCGTGCCGAGCGTGGTGTCGTGCCAGCTGCGTTCGCGCCGTGTGCGCATGCCGGCGGTGAGATCTGCACTGCGCGCACGGACGGTGATGATGTCCGGTGCGCCGCTGTACTCCACCTCGTCGACGAGGAACGTGCCTTTGTCGACCAGGCCGGTGGCCTTCCAACCCAGTGCGACGGCCAGACGCACGCCGCGCTTGGGTAGCGCCATCTTGCCGTCGTGATCGTGGATGCTCAGGTCCAGCTGATCAGCGTCGCCGCCCCGGCATTCGGTGAGGGTGAGGTCGCGCAGGCGCGGCGCAATGCGCTCGGTGAGGTCGATGCCATCCAGCACGACGCGCCACTGCGGAATCGGATAACTCATCCGGCGCTCGCCCTGGGTGCCAGGTCGTCTGCGCGTCGCAGGCTCAGTTGAAACTCGATTCGGCGCGGGGTGCCGTCCTCGAAAAACAGCGAGGCCGTCTCGTTGATCGTTAGCAGAAGATACGGCCCATAGACCACGCCGGCACCGTCGACCAACGGTAACGGCTCACCATCAGCTGCGAGTTCGCGCAGCGTGTCCAGCGAGGCGCGCGTGCCGGTGAGTTCGGGAGCGATCAGGCCAGAGAGCTCGATGGTGTCATCGCCTGGGCCCAGGAATTGGCTGGCCGAACGCGCGCCAATGCGCTCGCTGCTGGCATGGCGCCAACTCATCTGCCGCTGCAACTGCAAGAAGGCGGCGCTGTCCAGGGAAAACACGAACGTGCCGTAGGACATCATCATCGGGGCGGATCCTCAGTCGTCGCGCAGGCTGGAGCGGCGGGCTGCCGCTGTGCGCCGATCGCGCTCTTCAAGTTGGCGGGCGACTTCGCGCGCCAGTGCGGTGGTGTCCATGCCGGGCGAGGCATGGACGTGGATGACGTAGCTGGCGCCGCCTGCAGGTGCGCCGGGTGCCCGCGCTGGTGCGGATAACGGCGCGCGGCTATCGATCGCTGCGAGCGGCGCCGTGGCCGTCGCCAAGGCCAGCCCCGCGCCCACCGCACGCATGCGGTCACCGAGCGCCATGACGGCCTGCACAGGCGCGGCCTGGCCGCGCTGCAGGCCCACGGTGAGGCCCTGCATTGTGAAGTCGCCCAGCTGGGCAAACACGCGCGAGGGGCTGTGGATGCCCAGCAAGCCCTTGAAGCGATCGACCACGCCAGTGCCGACGCTGGCGATCGCATCGCCTGCCGCACCGAGCTTGGAGCGGATGCCATGGACAAGGCCGCTGATCATGTCGGCGCCGGCCTGCAGCATCCGGGCCGGCCAGTTGGCCAACTGCAGGTTGATGCCGGCCCACAGCTGCAGCAGCCCCTGGCGGATGCGATCGCTGTTGCCGGTGAACACGCCCACGATCAGCGACCACGTGCCCTGGACGGTTTGCCACACGCCCCCGAGGATCTGCTTGATCACCGGCAGCACAAACACAAACGCCTGCACCAGCCAGCCAATCGCCTTGACCGCCAGCTGCAGCTGGGTGACCAGCACAGCACCGATGATCTGCCCGAAGCCGCGACCGGCCTGCGTTGCACCTTGCAACTGCGCGGTGGTGGCCTCGAACGGCGTCAGCAGCTGCTTCACCCAGGCCCAGGCCTGGCCCATCGCGGCGGCGACGGTGTCCCACAGCGGACCCAGCGGCGCGAGCGCGGCCTGCAGCTCGGCCAGCACCGGCGCGGCCACCTCGACGATGCCTTGCCACACGCCGATCGCGAACGCCTTGATCGGCCCCCAGTACTTCCACACCAGCAGCGCCACCGCAGCGACGGCCGCACCGATCGCCAGCACCGGCAGGCTGACGCCACCGAGCAGCGGCAGCAGCAGGCGCGCGCCGTTGGCCAGCAGCGGCAGCACGTGGCCGCCGAACGCCAGCCCCTGGCGCACCAGCACCCCGAAGCCGCCACCGCCGGACAGCAGCGCAACAGCGCCGTGGATCTGCGAGAACGCCATGGCGGCCACGCCGCCGGCGACCAGCAGCCCGCCCAGGATGGTGACCAGCGCGGTGGCACCGATCGCCACCTTGGCGATCGTCCCCACCAGTGCCGGGTTGGCGCGGATCCACGTCGTGACGCGGCCGACCACGGCAGCGGTGCGCTCGGTCAGTTCCTTGAACTGTGGCAGCAGGGTCTGCCCGATCGATTGCGACACCACCACGGCGGTGTTTTTCAGCAGCTGCAGCGAGTTGGCCGAGGTAGCTACACGCGATGCGTACTCGGCCTCCATGGAGCCGCCGTAGCGCTGTGCATCGGCCACCTTGGCGAAGTTGCCCTGCAGCAGCTCAAGATTGGTCAGCAGCGGTGCGATCGCGCCGATTGACTCACGGCCGAACAGCTGCGTCATCGTCGCGGCCTGCTCGGCCTTAGGCAGTGCGCGCAGCTTCTGCAGCACCGACATGATTGCCCCGCCGGCATCCTTCTGCATGACCTGGGCCATGGCGGTGGCCTTGATGCCGAGCTTGTCGAACGCCTCGCGCTGGCTCTTGGTGGCCGACTCGCCCGAGGCAAGGGTGAGCAGCATGTTCTTGATGCCGGTGGCCGAGACTTCCGACTCGATACCCATGCCGGCAACGGTGGCACCCAACGCGGCCAACGGCCCGCTCTGCAGGCCGGCGACCTCGCCCAAGGCACCGATGCGGTTCACCACCGCACTGATCTTGTTGACGCTGGCCGGGCCGGTGTTGCCGAGATAGTTGATCTTGTCGGCCAACACGACCACTTCAGCCTGGCCCATGCGGAAAGCGGTGCGCCAGGTGGCCATGGTCTGGCCAGCTTCCTCGGCGCTGCTGTCGAAGGCCACGCCCATCTTGGCCGCGTCCTCGGCGAAGCGGACCAGCTCCTGGCGCGGGATGGCCGCTTGGCCGGCGGCTGCGACGATCTTGGCAATCTCCGCCGGCAACATCGGCAACCGCATCGAGAGGTTCTCGACATCGCGGCCCATCTGCAAAAACTGCTGCGGCGTTTTGAAGTCCACGACCTTGCGCACGTCGGCCATCGCTGACTCGAATTCCATCGCATCGCGGATCGGCAGTGCGGTGGCACCCAGTGCGCGTTGCCCTGCAAACGCCATGCCGGCGCCGTAGGCGCTGGCCTGCAGTCCGGCGCTCTGAATGCGGGCGCTGCGTCGCTGTGCGGTGTCGATTGCTGCCAGGCGTTGCTGCTGGGCGCGCATGGCAGTGTTGGTGCTCTCGATCTCGCTGCGTAGGCGGCGCTCGTGCGTGACGAGCTCGCGCGTGCTGATCCCGGCGGTTTCCAGCCGGCCGCGCAGACGCTGCAGGCCGGCCTCCTGCGCGCCGTGTGCGCTCTTGAGTTCGCGTGCGGTGCGCACGGCGCGTTCGAACTGCGCCGTCATGGCGGTGGTGGGCGTGCCCATGGCCTTGATCTGCTGGGCAAGCGTGCGGACCGATTGGCGCTGCGCATCGAGCGCGGCCTTGGCACGCTGCGCCACCGCGACCTGCTCACGGTAGGAGCCGATATCGCGGTGCTGGCTGTTGAGTTGGCGCAGCGCATCGCGCTGGTTGCGCAGTGCGGTGGCAACGCCGCGGCTACCGCTCAACACGCGCCGGAACGGGCCGGTGGCGCGGTCGACGGCGGCCAGGATGACCTGCAGGCGCAGATTGTCAGAGGCCGCCATTTAGGCGGCCTCGCGGGTCAGTAGGTGCAGCATCATTCGGCTCCGCTTCGCAGGCGTGCACGCTCGCGCCACGCCGTGAGTTCGTGCAGCGACCAGCCGTTCATTTCAGACGGTGGCCAGTGGAAGATGGCCGCGATGTCGGCCATCGCATCCTCTACACAGTTGGGAAAGCCGCTTCCCTCTGTGCCTTCGGCAAGAAAAAAAGCGCCACCTCCTGGCCGACCGCCAGCAGGTCGGCCGGATCCATCGCATTGACGTCGGCGGTGGTTAGCGTGGGCGATGAGATGCGCGGCAGCAGGATCGCCAACGCGGTGACGTCCAGCTGCAGCACGTCGGTGAGCTTGAGGCCGCGCAGCTCGCCGGCGCCGGGCTTGCGCACCTTGAGATCGGCGATGGTCTGCTCGCCGCGCGTGATGGGCTGATCGAGGGGAATGGTTGGGGAAAAGGTCGGGGTCATCGGAAGCTCTCAGGGCAAAGGCCCGGCAGCGCCAGGCCGGATGGGTCATGCGCCGATGGCGCGGCGTTGGGCGGCGAGCAGATCCACGCCGTTGACGATCTCGGTCATGTTCACCAGATCGATCTCGATCACGGTGGCGCCGTTGATGGTCAGCTTGTAGTAACTGGCCGACGTCTTGACCGAAAACTCGGTGTCATCCCCCGACTTCCCGGTACCCGGATCGATCTCGCTGTGGCGGCCGCGCACGACCACCTCCACGGCATCCACGGCGCCGCTGTCGTCGCGCTGGTAGGCGCCGGCAAAGCGCAGCTGCACGGCGTTGTGCGTGGTGGCGCCATACTGATTCAGCACGCTGCGCATCATGCCGCCGCACTTCCATTCGAGTTCGATCTTCTCCTGACCGAAGTCGATGTCGACCGGACCATTCATGCCGCCGCCACGGTATTCCTCCATCTTGCGGGACAGTGTGGGCAGCTTCACTTCGACCACCTGGCCGAGATAGCTCTCACCGTCGTTGAACAGGTTGAGCGCCTTGAGTTTCTTGGGCAACGCCATGGGGTTCTCCGGAAATCTAGGTCAGGTGCGTTACACGTTGACGCGTTCGGCAAAATCGGCCAGGTAGCTGGTGGTGATCTTCTGATACAGCTGCAGGTTCTCCAGCGGCGGCACTGGTGTGTAGTCGTAGTCGATGCGCAGCGCGCCATCGGCCAGCGTGGTGGCGCTGTTGAGGGTGCCGTCGTACCAGGCGTTGGCATCGATCAGATAACCGGACGATTTGAGGTCGCGGAACTTGGCGTTGATCGTTTCGATCAGGTCTTTGACCATCGAGGGATGCATCGGTTTATCGACGTAGAACGCCACGCCTTCGGCGATGGTGTCGGCCAGGATCTGCGCGGTGCGCGTGGCCGTCTCGAAGGCGAACATGGAATCTTCGGAGCAGGTACGCGAGCCCCAGAACCGCTGCCCATTGAAGGTCACCAGCGTGGTGATGTCGGCCTCATTGAGCAGGCCCGCTTCGGTGGCCGGGTCCTGCAGATCCCAGTGCACATCCTTGGAAATGCCCGTCGTGCCGGCGACGGGCACGTTCGACAAGCTCTTGTGCCAGCCGTGTTCGATGTCGATCTTGGCGCGCAGGCCGAGCGCACGCGCAGTGGCATAGGCGGTTTTTGTGGTGCTGGTGGCGGTGTCGAAGTCCAGGAAGTCGGGCCAGATCAGCATCAGCTCGCGGTCGCTGAACTGTCCGCGGTAGGTAATGGCTTCGGGAACGGTTTCAGCAACCGGGCGCGCATACGCCATGCCACGCAGCTTCTTGGCGATGGTCGCCAGCGCCTTGGCCACCGGCAGCGTGTCCAGGCCAGGCGCACCCAGGATGCGGGGGCGCACACCCAGCTGTGCCTGGGCAGCCAGCAAGGCATACAGGCCGGTATAGGCGCTGGACTTGGCCTCGCCGATGACGTTGCTGCTGGTCTTGGCCGGGTCCTCGCCCTCGGCCACACGCACCACGATGGTCACCGGGTTGGTCTGGTCGGCAATGCCCTGCAGCGCCGCGCGCAGCGTGCCCTCGGTGCCCGCGCTGGCGATGGCGCCGAGCACGTCGGTGATCAGGACTGGCTTGTTGAGCGGGAAGATGGTGGCGTCCGCATCGTCGGCTGTGGCGACCAGGCCGACGACAGCGGTGGAGACGGTGCGGATGGTGCGCGTGCCCGCGCTGAATTCGATGACGCGGACGCCGTGGTGGTAGGCAGTGGACATAGATTCCTCGATCAGGACGTGCGGAAGTGGAGCGGGATGGTCAAGCGCGAGCGCGCATTGGCGGGGGCAGCGTCGGTGCGGTCTCCCTCAAGGTTCAGCACGAAGCTGCCGGGGGTGTCGCCCACGACCAGGTCGACACGCGTCAGGCGTAGGCGCGGCTCCCAGCGCATCAATGCGGTAGCCGTGGCACCGTAGAGCAGCGTGCGGGTGGCGCCGTTGAACGGCTGGTCGATCAGTTCGGGCAGCAGCGAGCCGAAGTCGCGGCGCTGCTCGCGTGTGCCGATGGGCGTGGTGAGGATGCAGGCGATCGACTGGGCCAAGTGTTGCTCGCCTTCGATCACACGCCCGGTGATGGCATCGACGCCGATCACTGCGGGACACCGCTGAGCGCGCTGCCGGCAGTCACGCCGGTGGTCTTGTGGTGCTTGAGGCTGATCCCGCCGCCAAGCACGTCGATGTCGACCGTGGCCGTGCCGGTGATGCCGACATCGCCGTTGATCTGCGTGGTGCCGTTGACCGTCAGCGGGCCGTTGAGCGTGATGCCGCCATCGGCGGTGATGGTTGCAGTGCCGCCGCTGGGCAGTGTCGCCTGCAGCGCATGCGTGTCGGTGTCGTATTGCAGCTGCGCGCCATCGGCAAAGCGCAGCATGTGCAGTGTGTCGGACGTGGCGGGCGCTGTGAATTGGTCGGAGTAAAGACCGCGTAGCACCAGGCCATCGGCCAGGTCGCCGGCCGGCGAGAGCACCACGACTTGTTCGCTGATCGCTGGCGCCGACCAGATGATGGTTGTGCCGGTCAGTGTGACTAGCCAAGGCAGATAGTCGGTCATCATCTCGCGGACCTGCACGCGGCATCGCGCGGTGGCGAGATTCACCTCGGCAACCGTGCCGAGGCGAATGGCGTTACTCAGTGCGGAGGATGCGTTGCCCATGCAGCCATGGTCGATGGCCGCACGGGATTGCGCACCGCAGTTGGTACGTAAAGCGCAGGGCTACACAGCGGTTACTTCGGGCACCTTCGGCTGCACCGACCAGGCCTGTGCATCTTCGTCCCACACCACCGTGCCATCGATCGACACCGGTGGTGCCACGGTGGTCAGCTGTCCCGGCAACGCGACGCCTGTGGCCAGCCGTGGCGCGATCGCGCCGGTGGCCTTCTCCCAGACCAGCGCAGCGCTGTAGTCCGGATCCGCACGCCAGCTCCTGCGTGTAGCGTCCCACACGTTGCGGCGGTAGTCGCTAAGTAGGAAAGCCATCGGTTGCGAGGTGGTGCACCCCTGCGGCAGTGCATCTCCCAAGGCAAGCGTATTGGCGATCGGCGCGGCGCTGTCGATGCTGTAGAGCATCACCCCGCGATAATCGGCCACCAGTTCCCACATCCCTGAGAGGGACGACAGGCGGTGCCGCTCATATAGCCCTGCAGGCGGCGTTGGTGCAGTGGCAACGGTGTTGGGCGGCAACGGGTAGCGTCCTTCCAGCTCGGAAAGGTAGACCGTCACCGGGCCGGTGTACTCACCGGTGGTGGGATCAAAGGCGTAGGCGGTGCTGGTGCGCGGGAGAGGGTTGCTCATCTTGACCTCAGTAGGCAATGCAATAGGTCATGCGCAGGCCTGCAGGCAGGTTGTCTATGCCGCCGGCTGCGTTGACGGTGATTGTGTGTGCGTGTGCCCCAGCACCGCGATGATCCACGTCGTGCACGTGATTGCCGCCCTCCGCGATGCCGATGCCGTGGGTGTGGTTGCCAACGCCGTTCATGCTGATGTTATGGCCATGGCTACCCGCGCCATCGGTGCCGAAGGAGTGGGCATGGTTGCCCCCGGCGCCGGTCCAGCCATCAGACGGTGCAGCGTCGTTGTCGCGCTCGCGGTACACGCCGTAGCCATTGATCGACGCGGAGGGGATCACGCCAGGATGTTGATGATCACCAGAGGCGCTCGTGCTGCCGCCGTGCGCGTGATGCCCTTGTGCATCGGTCCACGCATAGTGCGCATGGTCACCGGCCGCCCCGGCACTCGCGCCATGTGCGTGGTTGCCGGCCGCATTGATAGCAGTGTAGTGGGCGTGGTCGCCCACCGCTGCTGCGCTGGCGCCGTGCGTATGGGAAATGACCTGGCCGGGGTCGTACGAACCCACCGCGGTGGCCGCACTGGTGTGGGTGATCACCGTGCCTTCCTTGATCTTGGGCACGTTGAAGGTTGTGCTGCCGTCACCCGCGCCGTAGACCGTGCCAATGGCCGCAAACAGCGCAGCGTACTTGGCACGCGAGATTTCGGCGCCATCGCAGACGAGCAGGCCATTGGGTGGATACAGCGAGGCCATGACCACGATCTGGCCGGGTAACAGGAATGATTGCGGCACGTTGAGCATGTTGCCGAAGTCACGGTACCAGTCACCTTGACGTCCATCCAGCATGTCGGCATCCAAGCCATTGCCGTGACCGGCATCGCTCAGGGCAGCCGTGCGAATGCCCAGCGCACTGCGTGCCGCTGCTGCGGTGGAGCGCGACAATAGATCCTTGATGTATTCAGTCGGCCCCCGTTCGCCAAGGCGCTGGTCCAGTGCCGCCAGCAAGTTGGACGGCGACAGCGCACGCGCCTTGTCCATCCCCGCGATGGCTTGGCCATCGGTCGCCAGGCGCACCACGCCCGGCACGTTGATCGTCGCTGCCGGATCGGTGAAGTTGATGTCGCCAAAGATGATCTGGGCGGTGTCCACGTCGGCGAACACCACGTCCAGCGCCAGGAGTACCGAGGCCGCGCCGGATTTCTCCACCAGCAACTCGGATTGACCATAGGCGCCAAACAGCGTGCCATCGGCCAGATACAGGCCAAAGCCGTAGCAGCTGTACGCTGCACTGGATTCGTCACGCACCGAGACGTGGATCGTGTCCTTCGCCGTGACCAAGCCGCCGATGGTTGTCAGGCGCTTGATCTCGGAAGGCAATGCGGTAAGGCCGGCCTGCGCCACGAAGGCAGCGCTGGTCAGTCCCACGGCGGCAATGGTGACCCCACGTGTACCGGTCCGCTCTGCATTGACCAGCGCCTGTCGTCCAGCAGTGGTGATCTTGATTTTGAGTCCGGGCATCTGTGCTCTCTAGCTCGCATCGCCCTGCAGGCGCAGGAACAGGGTGACTCTGCCGCGCGCCACGACATTGAGTCGGGCTTCGGCCTGGAATCCTTGGGTGAAGCTGAAATGCGCGCGCACGGGCTTGGTCCGCTCCACCTCGGCAATGACTTCCTCTACGAACCGGGCGCTGGCGCTTTGTCCATCGGCGCCGGTCAGCGTCAGCGCCAGCTCGAAGGTGTGCGGCTCGCCACGTGGCTCCTGCTGCCACCATTCACGGATGGCCACCGCGCCCCCGAACGACTCGACCACCATCCGCACGCTGTCGGCTGTGCCCTTGCGTCGCTGGATGGCCATAGCGCTGCGCAGGCGCGAGCGCTTGACCGCATCGCTCCAGTCGGCCTTCCAGTCGTCGACGGACAACGCCCATGCCAGCCACGGAAGATGTCCGGTCGGGCAGGTGTCGGGATTCCACAGATCTGGATAGGGCAGCGGGATGCCTTCCAGGCGCGACGCCACGGCGGCCAAGGCGCGCTCCATCGGCGTGGCATTGGGCGGTAGCAGCGAACTACTCATCGATGCCCGCGTGCACGATATCGATTGCCGTGCAGTACGCGGCCTGGGTCCGGCTGATCCGGATGTCGGCGGCGGGCTCATCTAGCTCGATGCGCTGCACGCCATCTGCGAACAGCTTGGCCTTGATGGCCGATTCGGGGACGTCACGGCCGATCCGATGCGCTTCGGCAAGGTAGGCCTGCAGGCTGCGCAGCGCTTCACGGATGACGACCGCCGAGTCGGGGCCGGCATAGGTGTAGAGGCGCCCACGAATGGCGTACGGGATGATCTCTGCGCTCTGCACTGCGACCTCGTCGGTCAGCGGACGCACGCCGTCGTCTGCGAGGACGGCAACGACTTCATCCAGCAGCTCCTGCGGCGCGGTCCCGTCCCCCGTGCGCGATTGCACGGTGACCAGGACTTGCCCGGGTGCGGGGCTGGTCGCGCTTGCGTCCATGACATCAGCTGACGCACTTAGCGCGTGGAAGATGTACGCCCCCTTGGGGCCCGCTACGCTGAATCCCTCCGGCGCGAGCTGGATGCGGCGGCGGAAGTCGACATCCGACTCGTAGGTCGGTGCAAGGCCGATATCCCGTTGGCCCGGATCGAGCACAAGGCGGGCTACACCGAACAGTGCACCCAGGTGGTCGAGATTGGCGCCAGTGGCGAAGGCCAGCATGGTCTGCTGCGCCTTGTCGTTGGCGCGCTGGCGCAGCAGGAGCTCGCGAGCCGCGAACAGCTGCAGGATCTTGTAGACCGGATCGGCTTCGGTGAGCGCAGAGAATTCCGGCAGTAGCTTGCGGAATTGAGCAAGCGCTTCTGCAAAGATTGTCTCGAAGTCCAGCGCATCGATCAGATCTGGGGCTTTAAGTCTGGATAGATCTACCGCAGTAAATGAAGCCATTGCACGTGCGGAAAGAGGGGGGCTTGTAGAATCCCCTGTAAGTGCTAATTGGCAAATATACACGCGCAGTAGTATGCAAACCTACAAGGCGCGATCACGCAAGCTACTTGTCTAGCCGGCTAGCGCTAGCTCACCCAAGCTTCATTTCCCGTACTTTAATTCGGTGCTGATCAACAAGTTGCGCGGCTGCCTGTAGTTGCTCTTCTGAGAGATCTGCAAAGCTAGGGATGTCGGCCATAAATTTGTGGAAGCGCTTCTCCATCCCGTCCATGCTGATGCCGTCTACCATCGATCTACGGAATATTTTCTTGGCCAACTTCTGCAGCTCTTGGGGAAGCTGTCCTGTCATCATTCGTTGCGCTATCCAAAGATATATGTCGACGATCTGAAGTCCAATCGAATACTTGCTATCTAGTACGGATATTTTTTTGGTGGGGTGGCCTATTCCCAATATTTCGGCATCGCCCATGTTTTTATAAAGCGGATGATTGAGCATCGCCATCCGATCCCTTGGGGAACAATTTCGCAGCCCCTGATTCATCAAGCCCAACACCCTATGGGTTTCAATCTGAGCCTTATTAAATTCTTTCTGTTGGTCAACAATGATTGATGATGCGTCTTTCAATCCTTTTCCTCTGATTCGTCTAGCCATTGAGTTCACTACAAATTGGAAGCCAACGGCATTGGGCGAGAGGATTTTTTTATCTTGGTATCCAAAATCTAATGCTAACGGATTCGTGATTCCATACGAGCAGGCGTCAGCAATAACTTCCTTGCTTCTGTGGTCGAATGCGCTATCCAAAGCTCTTGCTTTCACTGCTGTCAATAATTCGATGATGTCTGACTCGCGCATTTCGATGTTTCGATCCGTGCACAAGCTCCAGGATTTACGGAGCAAGTCTTCGTCCATGATATGTGCCAATTTGTGAATTATAACGAACCGCATAGGTGTCCAATAGCTTTCCCATCTCACTGCAGGGTTCAGTTCGGAATCAAATACCGCATCAAAGAAAATGACTATGGCTAGTGTTTTTTTTTCAATAAAATAATAATCAAAATCAAAATTCATCTTCTCCTGAAGGTGTAAAAGGAGATTTGAAACTTTAATAATCCCAGATGCCCGCATATCTTTTGCATGAAGTTCGCCAGCCTTTATTTCCTGCAGCATTTGTCTGTGAAGGTCGATGCCAATCGCGTCGACATTGGTTCTGCTGGATATAACGCCATAGCCTAGCTGCGGTTGATCTCTGTTAAAAAGATCATTCCCTGTATTGCCGGTTTCATCGATGTGAAAAAACATTTTCTTCCTTGGGGGTGAGTTGATCGTTTCATTAAAGATGAGATTTTTAGCTTAAATGCAAACATCGGTGGCCAAATTTTTTGAAGATAGCTGGGCAATGAACTCAGCTTTTCCTACCAGTCTGATACACGGGCGATTTGGCGTTCCAGTATGTTTTGCAACATCGGATATTTCCTTTCCTGATTAGCCCCGACCTTCAGCTGCAGCACCTCCGCGCTTATCGCTAAACCGGCCCAATGCCAGGCCGCCATGGGGTCCTGGCTGAAAGAACTTCGCACCGGCTCCTCGCATCAGCAGCGCCAAGATCAGACATCATGGAAAACATCGGTAAAACGAAGCTATTTGCAGGACTGCAACAAAAATCCAGCTGATAGTCAGGGCTAATCAGGTTTCCTTTTGAGCCGATCAAGTCAGCACCCTAGCACTCCGCAATATCACGCTCAATGGATGAGCTTTGTTAGGGCTTTCGTAAGTGCCTTCGATACCTCGCCCTAGCCTAAGTGGTTTAAGACTTGGTCGTGGATTAGCAGCCTGTCGTTAGCGGTGAGACCCAACAGCACCCGCTTCTCGTAGCGTGCTCTCGGACCGCCTTTGCGCACCTGTTCGCTCAGTCCTTCCTGATGCACGCGTGCGATACGAGACACCCGTCCCATGAAGCCGACGCTCACCCCGTTGGGGCTGGCGCTGACCTTAAGGAACTTGGCCTGCCGCAGCTTGGCGAACATCTTCGCGCGTTTGACGCGGCCGGCCTTGTGGCGCAGCTGCTGCTTGCGCGGTGAGTACGCTGAGCCATCGGGCGCCTGCTGCTTGCCGATGCGCTGGCTTTGCGAGCGCCGCAGCTCCGTGCCGATCTTGCGCGCCAGTGTGCGGCGCTCGCTTGGCTCCAAACGCACCAGCAGAGGCGCGGCCCAGTTCTCCAGCGCGGTCAGCTCATCCATGTGGGATCGATTTGTGGCTCAGGTGCGTGGGCCATGTCATAGCCACCGCCATCCTTCGCCGTCACCACCACGCGCTCGGTCAGCGGCAACTTGATCGACAGATCCACGGCATCGTTGGCGAGGATGTCGGCTTCGAAGGCAATCTCGCCACGGCGCGCCGGGTTGGACAGCAGCTCGGACTGATTGACCTGCACCCATTCCAGTAGCGGCAGCATCACGCTGTCCGGGTGGCCGGCATAGTCGGTCACGATCAGATTGAGCGTGTACTGGTACTCGAACGACAGCCCCGGCTGGAACGTGCTGACCAGGCTGCCGGCGTCGATAAACACCAGCAGCCGATCGGCATCGCGTGCCAGGTCCGGCAACGCCGCGACCAGATGCGCACGCAGGCTGGCGGGCTTGATCATGGCGTCGCTGCCGGCAGATGCAGCTCGATCCAATCTTGCAGCGCGCTCAGCTGTGCGGCGGTGGCGTGGCAGCTGGTGTAGTTGTCGGCGACGGTGCCGGCAATGCCAGAGAGCGTAATGCCGGCGGCCGGCGCATCAGGATCTCCGGCGGGCGGCCCGGCAGGGTTGCCCGTGGCGGCGGCGTCGTGCAGCCGCACAAAGCCAGCAGGGATAGCGCAAGCAGCATCGGCTTTCTGGGTGACATAGATCGGGATCTCGCGGGTGATGATGGCGCCGGCTTCGCGCACGACTTGCACGCGATCGACGTACTGGGTGACGACGGTGGTGGAGGTCTTGGCGCTGTCGCGTTCCGCCTCGGCCTGGCGCTTGGCCTGCAGCGCGGCGTCGCGGTCTTGCCGGGCGGTGCCGACCCGCTGCTCCTGCCACACGCAGCCACCGACGAGCACTGCAATCAACGCCAGCAGGATGATCAGGCGCGTGACCATCAGGGCACGCCCAGGATCTGCAAGGCGCGCTGCGTGCGCGTGACGCGATCGCTGTGGCCTTCGGGCAAACGCTTGGCCCGCACGTTGCCCAGGTTGATCTTGCGGCCCAGGCCAAGCACATCGCCCGCATCTGCCATGACGTTGAGACCGTTGTCCTGCCAGTACGCAGCCGCGCCCAGCGCGCTGGGCTCGATCTGCAGCAAGAGGTCCGGCTGCTCTTCGACCGGCAAGCCGATCAGCTCGCCGATACGCTGGTAGTTGCCCCGGAAGGTGTGCTGCATCGGGCCACGGCCACGGTGGCGATAGCCATCGCCGCTGGCTTCGTTGCCGTTGCCCAGCAGGTCGGCGTAGACGAAGTTGGCCAGACCAACCGGATTGCGCAGGAACCTTGGCGCTTGTGCCGGCGTGATGCGTGCGCCGAAGACTTCCAGCAGCCGGGCGCTGGTGGTGTACGTCAGCCCTTCTTCCATCCGCGACAGGCTCAGGCTTTCGTGGCCGAGCTGGCCCAGCCAATGCGCAGCGCGGCGCTTGGTGGTGATGCCGAAGCGATTGGCGGCGGCGAGCAGTGGGCCGTGCCAGCGCTGTGCGCGTTGCGGCGAGCACTGCATGATCGAGGCGAGCTGGGTATCGGTGAACATCAATCGACCTTCAGGATGCGCGCCACATTGCCCTGGGCGCGGTAGGTGAGCACCGCCAGCACGATCAACGTGCCCAGGTGCCAGAGACTGACTTGCGAGCCGGCGCCGGCCAGCAGGATGTGCAGTGCCTGGCCGCCGGTGCTGGCGATCAGCAGCCATGCGCACCAGCCCGCGCCACGTCGATGACGCGCATCGGCCGGGCGGTGGTAGGTAAGCAGGCGGACGCAGATGGCGAGCGAGGCCATCAACGTCAGGACGGTGACCAGGCTATGCACTGGGCGGACCTCCACGACGTAGGAAGGAAAAGTCGAAGGACTTGCTCTTTTCGATCAGGCCCAGCGTGACGGTGATGGCGCACGCGGCGCTGGCAAAGGCGGCGACGCCGCTGGACTTGATCGGCAACCAGCGCAGCAGCTCCGGCGCCAGCTGGTAGCCGGCGATCACGCTCACCGGGAAATAGATCAGCCGCGCCAGCAGCGGTTGTTTGGTGGCAGACACCACGAACAGCGCGCCGCCGGCAAAGGCGCCGATCAATGCATCGCCGTCGATGCCAGGCAGCACGGAGGCCAGGCCCACACCGGTGGCGATCAAAAAGCCGCTCGAGACGGAGGTGGGTTCGGTCATCAGTTCAGTCCCATAGCTGCACGAGCGGCGTCATCGCTGCTGTGGTGGTGGTTACCTCGGGCAACTCCACCGGGGTGCCATGCGGAAGCACAGCGCCCCGTTCGGCCAGGCCGGGATTGAGGAGATAGGTCCGCTCGACCAGGCCGGCCGTGCTGCCCAGGTGGCGCCAGCACAGCAGGTCGACGGTGTCGCCTTGCATGGCGTGCACGCGCATCAGATGAGCTCCACCGTGCTGCGCGGCAGGTTCTGCAGATCACGCACCGCCCAGCGCTGGTCGCGGCGCAATTCGGTGATGCTCGGCGTCAGGTCATCGGCGCGCTGGTTAGCGCTGTTGGTGGCATCGAAGCTGCGGTAACGCTCTGTCACCTCGACGGCGGTGGCACACGCCACCGCACGCAGGTACAGCTGCACGCGGCGCGAGACGCCGTCGACGGTCGTGCTGGGGACATCGCTCAACGCCGCGTATCCGGCCGCCTGCTGCGTATCCGCCCAGGCCTGCAGCGCGTCGTTGACCGCCAACATGGCGGCAACGATCGCCTGGCGCAGACGCGCATCGGTGACGGTGCCATCCAGGCGCATGCTGGCCCGCACATCGGCCGGTGCAATCGCCGGCCAGAACGGCGCATTGGCGATCGCATCAGGCGTGGCGCTGGTGGTGCCGGTGGCCGTGAATCCGCTCATGGATGGCTCGGAAGAGATCGCCGGTGGTCGGGGCGTCACCGCAGCGAGGTGCGTGCTGTGGATCAGCCCCGAGCCGGCGAGGGTTGCGGGGACGCTCGGTTATGCGCTGGTGCCGGAAGGCTCAGCGCTGAACTTCTTCAGGAGCCGCTCGGCGCGCTCCAGATCTTTCTTGCCGCCGCAGCTGCCGTGCAGTGCGATGGCGCGCTGCAGGTCGGCGACAGCCGCCGCCACGATCGGCTGCGCCTGGTCGGCCGGCGTCTCGTCGGCCATACCCGCCAGGCAGGCGCGGGCCAGCGCCAGGTGCAGCTTGGCGCGCACCTCGTCGGGCATGTCCTGCTCGGCCGTCAGCGCGGCGGTGTCGGCTAGCACGGCCGCATCGAACGGCTGGCCGGTCTTCTGCGCCGACAGCGCCGCTTCGGCAATCTCTTCGGCCAGCACGCAGCCCACCGTGCGGGAGAAGCGGTCGGGCATCTGCAGGTTGTGCTTGAGCACATAGGCGCCCAGCTCCAGCGCGCCGGCATAGTCGCCGGCATCAATGCGCCACACCATGCACGTCATGACGATCTCGTCCTGTGCGCCCTGGCCGCCGGCCAGCACGCCGGCCAGATACGGCACGTAGGTCGGCAACAGCTGCACCTTGAGCGCCGCCTTGCCCTGGGTGGACTGGATCTGCTTCAGCCGCAGGCGATCGCTTTGCAGCTGCGCCATGTGCTGCTCGTAGGCCGTTGCACCGGCCATCAGCTGGTGCGGGGCGCGCTGGGCCGCTTCCAGCTCGGCGAGCACGCGGCTGTGGTGACGCTTGGCGGGACTGTCGGCCATGGCTTAGGCCTCGATCTCGATGTGCTCGACCACGCAGCCCAGGCCGTAGTCCTCGACCACGTAGGCATCGTTGGAGGACTCGTAATTCTCGACGCGATCGCGCGCGGGCACTTCCTGGATGTAGCGGCGACGGCCGCCGGTCTGGTAATAGATCGACAGGTTCGCCAGCGAAGTGACCATCAACGCGCCGTCCGGCAGGTACGGCACCTCGGCCACCTGCAAGCCGCCCACACGGCGCTGGCTCAAGATCAGATCGGTGGCGATCTTCTCGCTGGCCGGCTGGTCCTTGTTGACCATCGGGAAATACTTGTCGTGCATCAGGTCGCGGCCCAGCACGACCACCAGACTCGGATCCTTGCGGTGCCACGGGTCGAGCAGGTTACTCACCACATCGAACACCAGCGCATCGAGGTTGCCGTAGTCGGCGCCAGCTGCACCGCCGATGACCACCTTGCCGGCGGCCTTGCCGCTCGCCAGCACGCGCTGGGCCGCGTTGGTGCGGTACTGCTGCAGCCAGCCGATATTGACGTCTTCCAGCAGCGGGAACGCGGCGCGGTCGGTATCGGCAGCGGCGTGCGTGCCGTTGAAGCCGATCTGCAAACGGTCCAGCGCCTGGCGCTTGACGATCGCATCGCGCAGGCGTGCCTGGAAGTCCGGGAACTTGGCCCAGGTATCGAGCAACGCATACGGGATGGCGGTGTCGAAGTCGGTCTTCTTGGCGAGGTACTCGTTCTTGTCGAGCGCGGCGACATTGCGCGGGGTGCGCGTCTTGCCGGCGCCGGTGTCGGTGCGGCTGGCGATGCTGCCGGTGACGCCGATGCCCACCTTCTGGCCGGACAACTCGTCCACCGGGATGATGTTGACCTTGGACAGGAACTCGCTGGATTCCTGCATGCGCGATTCCAGCTTCTGCTGCACGGTCGGTTCGACGGCGAACGAGTGGAAAACGGAGGTGATGCCGTTGAGCTTGGCGATCTGCTCGGCGAACTGGTTGAACTGCAGGCGGGTGGCGTTTTGCATGGTGGCTCCGAAGGTGGGGCGCTGGCGGCGTGTGTGGTGTGTGGGATCAGCAGTCGGTCAGCACGGCCGCGCCGCCGCCGGTGACCACCGGGCGTGTGGGCTGCGAGGGGTCGGCCTGCTGCGACAGCAACTCGCGCAGCTGCGCCAGGTCGTTCGCCAGCTGTTCGTGCTTGGTCTTCTGCGCGGCGTGTTCGGCCTGCAGGCCGGCGAACCGTTCGTCCTGGCCACGCACGTGCTCGGCGATCTCTTCGACACCCTGGCCGAGGTCGGCGAACTGCTGGGCAGTGATGTTGGTTGCGTCCTCGCTCCTGAGCGCGGTGCGAATCCGGCTAAGCAAGTTGGCGACCGAGCCTTCGCTGACCTCGCTGAATTCCAGCGTGGTTTCTTCGGCGACGGTGAACAGGTTGCCGGGTGATTGCTTGCGATCGGCCAGCGGATTGGCATCCGGGTGTTGGCTGGCAAAGGTCAGCATCGAGGTACCCAAGCTCGCGGGCGAATCAGTGACGGCCAAGCCGACCAGATACGCCTTGCCGGTGTTGGCGAATTTCTCCTGCACCTCGATGCTGGTGTAGAGCTTCTGCTTGGATTTGTTGATGGTGATCAGATCGGCGGTCGGCTCGATCTGTGCGAACAGCGCCAGACGCTTGCTGCCATCGATCTCGACCTCTTCGGCCTTGACCGCAGTGACATCGCCATACGCCCGGAACGGCGAGTCCGGCAGCAGGCTGCGCATGTGCTCGATCCAGATGCGCGCACCGTAGGTCTCGCGGTCGTAGGTGGCGGCCATGTCGTCGATCCAGCTACGTTGGATCGTGCGGCCATCGGTGGTGGCGCCTTCGACGGCCACGCGAAACCAGTTGGAACGGAACTTCTTGGTCTTGCCCGACATGGGTGTCCTCTGCGCTGGATGCGTTTGCGATGACCCATGGTCAAACGCGACGCACAGCGCAGCAACGAAACCACCGTGTAAACAAGGTGGTTACGCGTCGCTCAACTGTCGGGATTAAGAGGTGGGCTGCACCCTGGTCGGCATGCAGAGCGTTTCCACCCAGCTCCCGATGGACACCCGCAGACAGGCCAAGTTCCTGTACTGGATGGGATGGCGCGTGACCGAAATTGCGCAGGCCATCGGCGAGAACGCGAAGACTGTACACAGCTGGAAGTCGCGTGACGAGTGGGATCGCGCAGACAACGTGGAGCGCATCGGTGGTGCACTGGAAGCGCGCCTTGTCGTGCTGATCATGAAACCGGAAAAATCCGGTGGCGACTTCAAAGAAATTGATCTGCTGCATCGGCAGTTGGAGCGCCAGGCGCGCATCCAGCGCTACCAAGGCGGCGGCAACGAAGCCGACTTGAATCCGGCCGTGGCGAATCGCAACGCCGCGCCGAAAAAGAAGCCCAAGCGCAACGACTTCACTGAGGAACAGGTCGAGCAGCTGACCACGGCATTCATCGACGGCTGCTTCGACTATCAGCGCGATTGGTACCGGGCCAGCAACGAGCGTACCCGCGTCATCCTGAAGTCGCGTCAGATCGGTGCGACGTTTTACTTCGCCCGTGAGGCGCTGATCGATGCGCTCACCACCGGGCGCAATCAGATCTTCCTCAGCGCATCCAAGGCACAGGCGCATCTGTTCCGTGGCTACATGCAGCAGTTCGTGCGCGAGACGATCGACGAGACGCTCTCCGGCGGCGACAGCATCGTGTTTCCCAACGGCGCCGAGCTGTTCTTCCTGGGAACCAATGCGCGCACCGCGCAGGGTTACCACGGCAATTTCTACTTCGACGAGTTCTTCTGGACCTATGGGTTCAACGAATTGAACAAGGTCGCCAGCGGCATGGCGATGCACAAGAAGTGGCGCAAGACCTACTTCAGCACGCCATCCAGCATGGCCCATGAGGCCTACACCTTCTGGACCGGCGAGCGCCGCAACAAGGGCAAACCGGCCGCACAGCGCATCCAGATCGATGTCTCGCACGATGCATTGGCCGGCGGGCGCCGCTGCCAGGACCGCGCCTGGCGGCAGATCGTCAACATCCTCGACGCGCAGCGCCGTGGCTGCGACCTGTTCGACATCGACGAGCTGCGCGAGGAATACAGCCCGGACGCGTTCGCCAACCTGTTGATGTGCGACTTCGTCGACGACGGCGCCAGCATCTTCCCGTTGGCGATGCTGCAGCCGTGCATGGTCGACAGCTGGGTCGAGTGGGGCCAGGACTACAAACCGTTCGCCGTGCGCCCCTACGGCGATCGCGCCGTGTGGATCGGCTACGACCCCGCTGAGACGGGAGATACCGCCGGACTGGTTGTGTTGGCACCACCGCAGCAGCCCGGCGGCAAGTTCCGGCTGTTGGAGCGGATCCAGTTCCGGGGCATGGACTTTGCCAAGCAGGCAGCCGAGATCGAGCGCATCACGCGCCGCTACTGGGTGACCTACATCGGCATCGACACCACCGGCATGGGCAGCGGTGTGGCGCAGTTGGTGAAGCAGTTCTTCCCGAATCTGGTCACCTTCAGCTACTCGCCTGAAGTGAAGACACGCCTGGTGCTCAAGGCGTTCGACGTTATCCACAACGGGCGGCTGGAGTTCGACGCCGGCTGGACCGACGTGGCGCAGTCGTTGATGGCCATCCGCAAGACCATGACGGCCAGTGGCCGGCAGTCCACCTTCAGCGCTGGCCGCTCGGAAGAGACCGGCCACGCGGACCTGGCGTGGGCACTGTTCCACGCGCTGCAGAACGAACCGCTGGAAGGGCGCACCGCGCGCAACTCCGGCTTCATGGAGATCTCTTGATGTTGACCGACCAGCTGCCCGCCACCGCGCCTGCAGCGCCAGCCGTGCCCGCACGCACCGAGGCGTTCACCTTTGGCGACCCGACGCCGGTGCTCGATGGGCGCGGCGTGCTGGACTATCTGGAGTGCTGGCAGAACGGGCGCTGGTACGAGCCGCCGGTGGCGCTGGATGGCCTGTCCAAGACCACGCGCAGCAATCCCTTCCTGCAGTCCGGGCTGATCTTCAAGCGCAACATGCTGGCGCGCACCTTCAAGCCGCATCGGCTCCTGACGCGTGAGGCCTTCGAGCAGCTGTCGCTGGATTGGATCACCCTGGGCAATGGCTACCTCGAGCGCCGCCGCAACCGCATGGGCGGTGCGCTGTCGCTGGCTGCGCCGTTGTCCAAGTACATGCGGCGCGGTATCACCGAGGGCGAGTACTTCCAGGTGCGCACCTGGCAGGACGAGCACGTGTTCGAGCCGGGCAGCGTGTTCCAGCTGCGCGAAGCCGATGTCGATCAAGAACTCTACGGCCTGCCTGAGTGGATGCCGGCGATGCAGTCCGCGCTGCTCAACGAATCGGCCACGCTGTTTCGCCGCAAGTACTACAACAACGGCTCGCATGCCGGTTTCATCCTGTACCTGACCGACCCGCAGCAGAGCCAGGAAGACGTCGATGCGCTGCGCAACGCCATGAAGGGCGCCAAGGGGCCGGGCAACTTCCGCAACCTGTTCCTGTATTCGCCAGGCGGCAACAAGGACGGGCTGAAGCTGATCCCGGTCAGCGAAGTGGCGGCCAAGGATGAGTTCAGCGGCATCAAGGGCATCACTCGCGACGACATGCTGGCCGCGCTGCGCATCCCACCGCAACTCATGGGCATCGTGCCGCAGAACGCTGGTGGCTTCGGGTCGATCCGTGAGGCCGCTGCCGTGTGGGCCGCCAACGAGCTGGAGCCGCTGCAGGCGCGCATGCTGAAGATCAACGACTGGGTGGGCGATGAGGTGATCTCGTTCACCCAGTACGCGCCGCCAGCGACCGCGTAATCCTTTCCCACCGCAAGACCACGCAATGCTCAAGAACCTCCGTTGTGGCGAATGCGCCCGCCTGCTGTGCAAGGCCGGCGCCTTCGATGAAATCCAGATCAAGTGCCCACGCTGCGGCACGCTCAATCACCTGAAGGCCGAGAGCCTCACCTCCGATCGCCGCGAGCGAATCCAAGAAGGCTCTCACCATGAAAAACCAGCTCCTGCAGGGCGACGCCCTGACCATCCTGCCCACGCTCGAAGCGAATTTGTTCGACGCACTGATCACTGATCCGCCGTATGCCAGCGGCGGGCTCACCGCCGCGGCACGGGCCAAGCCGCCATCGCAGAAGTACGTCCAGGGCGGTGGCGCGCAGCTGCATGCGGACTTCGTTGGCGATGAGCGCGATCAGCGCGGCCACCTGGCTTGGATGCACTTGTGGTTGTCCGAGTGCGCGCGCCTGCTCAAAGAGGGCGCGCCGGTGCTGCTGTTCACGGACTGGCGACAGCTGCCGCTTACGACCGATGCCCTGCAGGCGGCCGGCTTCACCTGGCGCGGTGTGGCCGTCTGGGACAAGACCGAGGGCGTACGCCCGCAGCTGGGACGGTTCCGCAACCAGGCCGAATACATCGTGTGGGGCAGCAAGGGCGGTATGCCGCTGGATCGCCGCGCGCCGGTGCTGCCGGGCGTGGTGCGGACACCGGTGCTCAAGGCTGACAAGCACCACCTGACCGGCAAACCAACTGAGCTGATGCGCCGCCTGGTGCGGATCTGCGAAGCAGGCGGGCGGATCCTGGATCCGTTCGCAGGCAGCGGCACGACGCTTGTGGCGGCCGAACTGGAAGGCTACCGCTGGACCGGTGTGGAGATGACGCAGCACTACGCCGAAATCGCGCGGGAACGCTTGGCCGTGCTTTGAGCCAGCGCCGGCGGCGAGTGCATCGCCGCCGGCGCCACATTGTGACGTGCATCTGGAAAATGTCGGGCGGGCTGATCCATTATCGGCCATCACCCGATATGGAGATTTGCGGTATGGAGCGGTGTCCCAACCAGCCCTCGTGGTTCGCGTATTACAAGGAAAACATGGAGTGCCTAGGTCTTGCCGCCCCCGGAATCTATGGCAGCGTCAGCACCTTGATCGCTGCGCTGGGCGGTATGGTGGCGTTGGCCGAGAAGATGGGGCCAAGGGTCACTATCATTGAGGTGGCCAAAGCGGGGACGAAGACGGAGATGTTTGCGGTGCTCAGTGCAGTCAGCGCTTCTATCTATCTCGGTGCTGCCGTGGGCAGTGCCGCAGTGGCGTCGGGTCGAACGCTTTCCTGCGGCACGAGTCTGTCGGACGTCCTGGCGTATTCCAGCCGCAATGGCCTGAGCAGCGATAGCGTGCGTACCGTCCTCATCACCCGGCGCGAGATCTATGACTACAAGCGCCCGGGTCGTCGCTACTACGCCTCACTGGCGGCTGCGGTATGAGTGGCAGGATCAAGGATCGCCTGTTGCTGCTGGTGACGGCGTTTGTAGCCTCGGTACTTGGGTGGGCTTTCTGGCATTACGTGGGCGAAGCGGCAGTATGGGTATGGGTGGGGATGCTGATCTTAAGTCTTGTTCTACTTCGCAAAGGCGGGAAACGCGAGGCGGATGAGCAGCCTCCAGATGATACTGTGAGCCGCTGA